TACAAACGCAGATGATATTGACATCATAAGATAGTAATATATAACACTATGCGGGGATAGTTCAACGAGTAGAACACTAGGTTTCCAACCTTGAGATGGTAGTGCGATTCTATCTCTCCGCTCCAAATTTCCTTTACCCCACTTCGGTGGGGTTTTTTATGCCAAAAAAAAAGGGAGACCCGAAAGTCTCCCTTAAAGAACGGTGATTTAACGACTAGGAAACTCCCAATCCAATCACTCTTCTTATTATACAGATTAAGTCAAGATGTTAGTAACCTTGAAGATTCTGTAGTACTGGTTAGTCTTTGCAGTAGCAAGACCGTCAGCAGGTGTAGCACCAACGAATGGGTTTGAAGCCATACCGTAACGAGTTTTAAACCCGATACGTGGTTGGAAGTCATCTTCACCAACTGCTTTAACCATTTGCAGAGGTACATATGGGCAGTAGAATACACCACTGTCATATGGGTTAGAACCTTTATAACCAACAGTGATATAGTCAGTGTTAGCATATGGGTCAATGTATACACGGATACGTCCGTTTAATACACCTGCGAAAGTGTTACCAGTATCGTCAACTTGCAAGTTGTTGCTGATTGCAGGAGAATAATCCAAAGTACCAGCAGCAGCAAGTGCAGTAGCAACGTCAGAAGAACAGATAACTACGTTACCTTTTCCACGTCTAGTTTCTTTTGCAATTACGTTTGCTTCACGGTCAATCTGGACACCCAGACCTTTGAACTTCTCAGCAGACCAACGACCATCGGCATCAGAACTCATGTTGAAGATACCTTTTGCAGTTACGTTAGCTTGTTGAGCACCAGTTTTCGCTTGGCTGTTTACAGTTCTGATAACTTCACGGTTAATTTCCGCAAGGATTTCAGTTGACAAAATGTTTGCCAATTCTGTTTCAGCGTCAAGACCGTGGATTGCTTTCAGGTCTTGTGCGAGTTCTAGTGTGTACTCAGCTTTCAGCGCACGGCTTTTCGCAGTAACGGTTTGTCTTTCAATGGTGAAACCCATTTCGTTGAAAGATGAACCACCAGTACGACCAAGTGCTTCAGCATCAACAGTTGGCATACCGCCAGCAGCTAGGTCAGTCAAACGACCACCTTCACTGTCAACACCATTCCAACCAGATGCGTTATCTGAGTCGTGTGTACCAGAAGAGTCACCAGAGAACTGAGTTTCAGCTTCGTTGTGAAGAGCTTCACGGTTAGATGTAGAACCACCTTGGTAACGTGATTTCATCGCAAAGATGAGACCAGTTGGGCCATTCATAGGTTGTACACCACACACATCATAAGCGATGAGGTTAGGCATTGCACGTCTGACCAATGAGATTAACACTGGGTCAAAGTTGTTTACTGAACCCGTGTTATTAACAGGGGATGCAGCGTTTTCGGATAGAAAACCTAGAGAAGCAGAACGCTCTTCAGCGATTGCTTTTTCTTGGTTTTCAAGGATAGCGGCAGTTACCGCACGGCGATGGTTATCCTTAATTTCGCCAGCAGACTCTTCGTTAAGAACGGGAGCCCACTTTTCAATTAGAGAATCGTAAGATTGCATTTTTAGTTTCCTTATTGTTTAGGTGCTGTTTTACGGATAGTTGCAAGGTAGGATTCCATTACAGAGGATACTTCAGTTGTACTGTCGGCATCTTCTTCAATTTCTTCTACTTCACTACTATCAGTGATTTGTTTTTTAAAGTATGACTCTTTGACAGTCTTAACTTTAGAGGCGAATTGGTCTTCGTCTTCAAAGTCAATATCTTCAACGAGTGACTTTAATTTTTCAACTTGAGTTTCTGCAAGGTCACGTGACGCTTCACGAACAATCGTTTCACGTTTGTATACTTCCAGTTCCTCAGTAGTATCAATAACTTTCTGAGTAGTTTCGTTGAGTTTAGTCTCAAGTTCTTCTACAGACTCAGCAAGTTCGTCAACTAGGTCAACCTTGGACTCAGGTACTTCAATGTAAGACTCTACGAATAGGTCTTTCATTTTGTCCATGAAAGTCTCGGCAATTTCAGTGCGGAGACCGCTCTGGATTGCTATCTGATTTTCTTCCATCCAAGTTTCAACTACATAGTTAAGGTAGCTGTCTACTTTCTCTACAAGTTCTGCTTTAGTAGAAGATACTTCTTCTGCTAATTCTTCCTTGTACTGTGATTCAATTCTGTCTACTTCTTCAGACAGTTTTGATTTCACGGCTGCTTCAAAAATTACTGCGGTCTTGGCTTTAAACTCATCACTGAGTGTTGCCTCAGACTCAACTAATGCTTCCAGTTCAGCAGAAGTATCAATCTGTGTTTCCACGATTGAGTCTTCATCTGTTTCAAGTTCTTCGCCCATCATTTTACCGTATGAAGCTTGAAGGTCTGCCTTTTTCATGGCGTGTAACTTCATGCTCATTGCATTAATCATGCCCGCTTTTGTTTTCGGAACAGGAGATTTTTGTACTGCTTTACCAGCCTTATCTACAGACGCAATTGACTCATCTTCGTCAGTTGCATTTGCATCAGGTTTCCCTTTAGGGGCAGGTGCAGTACTTTCGTCTACGAGAGTTTCTTCCACGATTTCATCGTTAACATCATCGTGGAGTTCAACCTCTTGTTTTACTTCTTCAGTCATGTTTGACTCCTTACATGCTAGATTTGATTAACGAGAGGAAATTTTTAAACTCACGTACACTTGTCTCATATAAGACAGGTTGCGGAGCGGTTTTAATTTCAGTCTCCATTTTTTCAATTACTTGAGGTGTAAGAACACCGTTATTCCAAACCCAGTCAACACCTTCCATTATACCATTAACGAAAGCTTCAGGTGCGCTAGGGTCTTGTACTATGTCAACAGTACTAAGAATAAAGTCGTCTTTGACGAACATTGCGCCATTCTTTTGCTCAAGACTACCCATACCACGAGTTGACACTCCTAGTTGGACACCACCATCAAGAAGACCTTTAACAATCTTACCCATTGGAGTTTCCAATATTTGTGCCTTTCCAACCACATCATTTCCCTCAAATCTGAGGTCTGTGATGAGATGAGAAACTTTGTCTAAGTTAACTGTCGGCCCTTCGGGGTGGTTGAGTTCCCCTACTGCCCGTTTCTTAGATACTTGTTCTGTTACGTATTTGTTTACTGCATTCTCCATGATTGCTTTAGGGTAAACACGTCCGTTACGATTCTTTTTATCTGCCTGTGCGAAAACGCCTTCAATGATGTAGTTCTTCTCACCATTCTCTTTTTTCTCTACGATACATTGTAGAGTTTCGTTCTCGGTAAACTCAGTAATAAGTTTCATTAAGTTAATTCCTTTATTACTTTATTGACAGATTTCTCTGCATCCTTCTGTGATTTAAATGCATCTAACTTATCGCCATCTACATATGCCACAAAAGGAAGATTCCCCTTAGACTGTTTATAAATCTGTACGGGAATACGATTAATTTTTTTATTAAGTACTAACTCACCTTGGTCAAGAACGCCAAATTTCTTTTTACGTTCCTTGAGTTCAGATAAAATTTCTTTATAACTTTTCATAGTATTATTTATACAAATAATGTTTTTGAAACAACAATTATTTAAGTATTTTTCACTTAATCATCGTCTAATTCTGCAATAATTTCTTCATCCGCATCTAATTCTTCGTCAGATACAGTGTCCTCATCATCGTCTTCTTCTTCCACATCGTCTACATCGTCTAATAGGTCATCATCTGAACCATTAAAGATTGCTTGTGCAGTTGCGATTCGTTGTGCTTCTAATGCGTCTGCCATCTTATCTTGTACGATTGACTGGAAAGAACCTTCCGCTTTATTCAAATCACCTGTAGTAATTTGATTGATTAGTTCTTCTACCGCAGTAGGTTCTACGGTTTCAATTTCTTGATTATCTACTTCACTCATTGTAATTCCTCATCTTCGTCTGCGACAGAGTTTTCTGCCTCAACTTGTTTTTTCATGTCATCAATATCTTCATCAGACATCATCATGACGTTCTTCATTGCCCACTCACGTGAGAAATATTCACCAACATACTGAGAGATTTGGTCTAAAGTTTGCAGTCTGTTCTGCAACAGTTCCGAATTCTTTAGTTCAGTAAAATGGTTATCTCTTTGGAAGTCTACCGTAATTGCATTCTTCCACTCTTCCCAATCCTCTTCAGTAATAATACCTTTAAGGATAAGTTGTTTCTTGAGAATACCAGTAAACAACATTGAGAATCTTCTACGTAGACGGTCAATAAACTTCTGGAACTTAACTTCGTCCCTAGAAATCTCTGTTGACCTACCTAGTGTAAATTGCGCTTCTTGTTCCAATCGGTTGACAGGTACGTTCAATGAACGATACAGTCTCTTCTGGAAGTACAGGATGTCATCAATCTGACCAAGGTTCTCACCGCCAGGCAATGTACTAATCTCTGTACCACGACCACCTTCTCTACGAGGTAACCAGAAGTCCTCCAACATAGACATATGCTTACGGTCATCTTTAAGTTGACCAGTACTTGAATCATATACAATCTTATTACGATAACGGGACATGATGTCACGCATGTATGATTCTGATTTGTTACGTGGCATATTACCCACGTCAATATAGAAAATTCTACGTTCTGGAGCACGAGCAAGACGATAGATGACCAAAGAGTCTTCCATCATTCTTAACTGGTTGATTGGTTTTAGTGCTTTGTGTAAATAAGATACAACCTGTTTCTTACTAGGGTCAAGGAGACCACTAGACACATATGAAACACTATCAGGAGAAAGTCTTACGCCTTGATTTGCACCTGCTCTTTCTTGATAGATATAAAATTCTGAGACCTTCTCAACAACCTTTGCACCAGTTATTGGGTCTTTCTTATGTTTTACTTCTTTTACTTTACGAATCTTTGCGGCATCAATCGTTCTGATTTCTTGAATACCCTGTTTAAGATTTGATTCATTCGCTACGAGGTGGTGATAGATACGACCATCAACATAGAATGAACGGAATATGTCATGACCCAAATCGGTGAATTTCAACATACCATAGATGTTGTTGAACTCTTCGGTCATTTGTTTCTTGATATTGTCTGGAGCTTCAACCTTATCTAGATTGATTTCGCATGAGATATCCATTTCAGAACCAACGATAGATTCGTTGACGATATCTTCTACCGCAGCATCTACTTCAGGGTGGGATGCAACACCACGATACTTTAGAATTAGTTGTTGGTTATCCTTTGCCTGACTGCCTTCCATGTCAACATATTGACCATAGTGACTTCCAGACGCAGTAACGTAACCCGCACCATCTTCATCCGTGGGGGCAACAATAGATTTTAGTTTTTCTTTTTCTTTAGGTTTCTGTTCTGACGCTCTCTTGAGTTCAAAACCAAACATCTTTAGAATACTATTATCTTGTTCTGCCATTTAATTTCCTCATAATAAAGAGGTAGGAGATTATTCCCCTACCCCTCTATCTATAACTAGATTAACTAGTGGTATCAGATTCCCAGTATTGAACTTGGAACTCAACTGTAAACTCTTCAATAGTATCTACAGTCTCATAACTTACATCAATTGCACTGACATTAGTCGGGAAACAACCACGGAAGTTATAAGTTTTGAGTGAGTCACCGTCTCTGTCCAACTGCTCAATAATCAAGTCTGCTTGGTAATCAATAGGATTACTTAGACCTGTATTAGCTTGGTGGGCATTGATACCATTCATCCATCTCTCCATAGCATTACGGATTGAGAAATCAGTATCATTGATTACGGTTACTGTCCAAGGTTCAAAAGTCCTGTCACCCGCCATTTTCAACTGGCGACCACGGAAGGGAACATCAATAAAGTTCATTACGGACGATGGCAACTGAGCAGTCTTACAAAG